AAAAGATTTGTGATAAATTAAAACCTGTTTGGCATGTAGGGGACAGCAGGGAGGTGAAGAAAATAGCTAAAGATGAATATGATTTTATTTTTTCCTGCCCTCCTTATTATGATCGTGAGACTTATAGCGATGACCCTAAAGACTTATCAAACTTATCTTGGGTGGATTTTTTAAAAGATTACAGACAGATAATAAGTGATTCAATGTCAATGCTTAAACGAGATCGCTTTGCTTGTTTCGTGGTAGGGGATATAAGAGATAGGAAAGGCATGTATCGGAATTTTGTCTCGGAAACTATATCAGCCTTTCAGGATGCGGGAAGTTGTCTTTATAATGAGGCTATCCTTATTACAGCGGTTGGTTCTCTGCCTATAAGGGTAGGGAAACAATTTGAATCTGGGCGAAAATTGGGCAAGACACATCAACATGTATTGATTTTTATCAAAGGGAATCCTAAAAAAGCGACTAAGGACATTGGTAAAGTAGAATTTGGGGATGTTACCTAACCCCATACTTAAAAAATCCTTGCAATTTAAAAATTAGCAGTTATAATAAATAAGGGGGAACATTGAAAAGGTTGAGATGAGAAAGGAGGAGAAGGATGGATAAATATTATGGCTGCTGGAAGGCCAAAAATAAAAATAGATTGGGAAGCATTTGAAAAGCTATGTGGGTTACAATGCACACAAGAGGAGATAGCCTCATTCTTTCAATGTTCGGCTGATACTATTGATAGAGCGTGCAAGACTCACTATAAGAAAAATTTTGCGGAAATTTTCAAGCAAAAAAGAGGCATAGGAAATGTTTCATTACGTAGAAAGCAATATGAGGTTGCTTTAGCAGGGAATGTCACCATGTTGATCTGGCTTGGAAAGCAGTACCTGGGGCAAACAGAAAAGACAGAACTTTCCGGCCCCGGAGGCCTTCCTGTGCCAATTGAGTATGTAAGACATGAAGAAAAGAAAAGTTGAAGTAACAAGAGTATTTGACGAAAACGAGAAGGCAAAGGAACTCATCGTTTGTAATAGAGGCGGCGCTCGAAGTAGTAAGTCTTTCTCTTTAGGTCAACTCTTTGTTCAGAGGTTGACTGCGCAACACAAAAAAGCCTTCCTTGTGGTGAGAAAGACTATGCCTTCCTTACGCATTACCGCCTACAAATTAATCCTCGACCTATTAGCTGATTATGGTTACCTGCCTTATTGCAGGCACAACAAGACAAATAATATATTAGAATATGGCGACAATTTCATGCTCTTCACAAGTATAGAGTATGTTTCTCGAATGAAGAGCACAGAATGGAATTATATCTGGATGGAAGAGGCAGATGAGTTCACCCATGATGATTTTCAAATTTTAAAAATGCGACTATCCGGCCCCACCACTAACAAAGAACCTAACCAGATGTTTTTGTCTTTTAATCCTGTAGATGCTTATTCGTGGTTAAAGACAGAGGTCATTGAAAAGGAAAATAGTGTAAGGGATATTGTATCAACCTATAAGGATAATCCTTTTCTTTCTCCTGCATATGTAAAGATACTAGAAGACCTGAAAAATCAAGATGAGACCTTATGGCAAGTGTATGGTTTAGGTGAATGGGGGGTCTTAAAAGACCTGATATATACGAATTGGGATGTTATCAGGGAATGGCCAGAGAAAGCGGATTATACATTATATGGCTTGGATTTTGGTTACCATCATCCTTCCGCATTTGTGCAGGTCAAAGTTAAAGATGAAGAGGTATGGCTAAAAGAATTGGTATATGAAAGTAAGTTGACAAATCCAGAATTAATTGCAAGAATAGACAAACTTAATATCAAGAAAAGCGATGAGATATATGCTGATATAGAACCTGCTCGCATAGAGGAGTTCTATCAGGCAGACTATAATATTTTCCCGGCAGAAAAGAGTGTCTGGGATGGCATTGAATATTGTAAAAGGTTGAAATGGCACATATGGCATGAAAGCGTAAATCTCTTGAAAGAGGTTAGAGGTTACAAAGCAAAAACAGATAAAAATGGGCATGCTATGGATGAGCCAGTGAAGTATAATGATCACGCCATCGACGCGGTCCGTTATGCTCTATTTTCTCATTATATACGCTACCAGCGTGGGGCTGGGGGGCATATAAGAGTAATTTGACATTTAAAGAATATTATGATAGGAGATAGATCATGAAAATATTCGGGTTTGACATTAGCAGAATAAAGCAAGCGACTGCAAGGGTATTACCAAATTTAACGTCCCCTCTCTTTAGTGTGTTAGGCCTCTCACATCCCTCTGATTATACCACCCAGATTAATATGTATATATCATGGGTGTACGTGGTTGCTGCAAAGAATGCTCGTGCTGTGGCCGCTGTGCCGCTACGATTATATACAACCAAAAAAAAGAATACGAAACTCTTTTTTGAGGCCAAGTCTATATCTTCTGAACAAAAAACCTACCTTGAGAAAAATCCCGGGCTAATCTCCTATCTTTCAAAAGGTGAAGAGACAGTTGAGCTTGTCGAACATCCATTTCTTGAACTGATGAAAAATGTTAATGCTTTCAATAATGAATTTGATCTCCAAGAGCTTACACAGCTATATATGGAGCTTACAGGTAACGCATATTGGTATACAGTGCGGAATAACTTAGGCACGCCTATTGAAATATGGACGATCCCTCCTCAAAACATGTGGGTAATTCCAGACAAAAAAAAGATAATTCAAGGCTATATGTATCGAAAAGGAACAGAAAGGATTCCATATGAGCGTGAGGAGATTATTCATTTCAGGTTTGCGAATCCGGGTAGTTCATACTACGGAGTTGGACCGGCGGCTGCAATATGGAGCGCTTTCAAATTTCACCATGACATGCGCATAATGGAGAATACTTTACTTGAAAATAGAGGCATGGTAGAGGGAGGCGTTGAAACTGATAATCGGATTTCAGATGCTGAGTTCAAGCGGATGAAAAAAGAATGGAAGCAGTATCAGGGAGCGTCCAAAGTAGGTAAAACCCTATTTCTTGATAATGGTATGCATTACAAACGTTATGCCGCCATGCCAAAAGATATAGTTTATCCAACTGGACAGAAAAGAGCGGTTGAAGAGATAGCGGCTGCGTTTGGTGTGCCAATGTCAAAGATTACGACTGAATCAGTGAATTTGGCGAATGCGCAGGCTGGAGAAATACAGTACCAAAGAGACACTATCCTACCTCGCCTACGATTGAAAGAGCAAAAATTAAATGAACGTCTGTTGCCTATGTTTGATGAAAGGCTGTTTGTGGCGTATGATGATCCTGTGCCTGCTAATCGTGAGCAAGAGCTTGAGGAAAGGAAAGTACATCTCCAGACTGGGGTCACAGTTATAAATGAGGAGCGTGCAAAGTTAGGAAGAGAACCTGTGGCTTGGGGAGATCGGCCTATCTTGCCAGCAACTCTTATGCCATTTGGGAGTCCGGGGCAAAAGGAGATTGATGAATTTAGTGAACTTGTGTTAAGAAAAATCAAAGAAGGCGTAACTTAAATAAAAGGAGGAATTATCAATGGAAAAAGAAGAAAGAAATGTGAAGCAACCGTATAAAAGGGTGCATAGATGCGTAAAGATGCTTTCTGATGTCGATATCTATGAGGTATATATGTCGAGCAATCCAAAAATTTCATGGTGGCGATTGCAAATCAATATAACTGTTCAAGGGGAGCTTGTATCAGCAACAATGGCAGAGCATATATCTTATTGCCCTTATTGCGGAGAGAAATTGAGTGAGGAGTCAAACTGATGTATAAAAAGGAGCAAAGAATTGGATCAAGTCTATAACAAAAACCATAGATGCAAAAATATGCCTGTGAATGTCGACCTTAACCAGACATATACACCAACTGAAATATCATGGGGACTTAAAATGACAATTTATGACAATCAGAAGAATAGTGTTGATGTTATACTAAAAGAAAATATAGCCTATTGCCCTTACTGTGGGGAGAAACTAAGCAAGGAGTTTAAGTAACCAATGCTAACCAATGCTGAACTTACACCTGATCTTGCTGAAGATATAGCGCTTGAATATCTGAAAAGTAGTCAAGAGACCTTACGCCAGCATTGGTATAACTTCATTTCCCGCACTATCAGGTATGAGGATCGGCTTAAAGAAGCCTTTCAAAAAATATTCAGGAAACAAAGAGAAGAAGTTCTGGATAATATTTTTACAGATTATTTTTTCGATATTGAAAAATGGAATGGGATTATTGAAGATGAGCTGATTAAACACTTCACCCAGATAGTTGAGGCTGAAGGCAATATCGTTTTAGCGCAGGAACTGAGTAAATCCTTCAGGAAGCAAGATGTTATTGGTGGCTTTGATGTTGAAAATCCTTATGTGCGGGAAATTACAGAAGGCAGGGCGTTAAAACTTTCACCTGAAATCAATGTAGAGACACAGCAAGAACTACGAGCTACCCTGATTGCTGGCCATGAAGCTGGTGAAAGTATGCCTATGCTGGCCAGGAGAGTACAGGAGCTATTTGATGGGTTTGAAGATTATAGGGCATTAAGGCTTGCACGCACAGAGACGATCACAAGCAGTAATGCCGCCGCAGAAGAGGCATTTGCTCAAAGTGGAGTTAGGAAAGGAAAGAAATGGCTTACTGCTTTTAGTGAGAGGACATGCACTGGATGCCAGCAAATGAATGGACGTACTGCCCCATTGCGAGAGCCTTTTGATACGAGCGGAGTTGATCTTGATTTGACTTATTATGGGGGGGTGTTATATCGCCCCAGCGCTCATCCTCATTGTAGATGTTGTCTTATCAGCTTTTAAAAAAACATATTGACTTTTACAAAATAACTTTTTACCCTATGACAAAAGAAGACTTAATTATTCAAATTTTAATTCGAGGATTAAAACAGATTGTAAAGAACTTAGAGCGTTTAAAAGAAAAGAATAAGAAATAAGCGTTTATTGCCTCCTTTTAAAAAGGCACGCATAAACAGCACTGGTCACGCTCTCACAGCCTCACCAGATATTTAAAGATGTTTGAAAATATTTGGTGAGGCTTTTTTTTATGGGGGTATCATTATGGAAAAAATGATTACATTAGCAGAAAAGAAGGAAATTAATGAAGATGAACGAAGTATTGTAGGGTGGGGTAGCAGGGCTGTCATTGATAGAGATCATGAGCTAATTAAAGGGGAAGGCTGGGATTTAAAAGCATTCAGAAAAAACCCAGTCCTTATGTTGTCGCATAATTATTCCACCCCGCCAGTTGGCAAAGTATTATGGGTAAAGAATAGCGCTGATGGGCTGAAATTCAAAGCACAGTTTGCCAAGACACCTACAGGCGATGAAGTATTTGAGCTTTACAAACAGGATATTATGCATGCCTTCTCAGTGGGATTTATCCCTAAGGAGTGGGAAGATGCAGACGAAGATACCAACAAGCCTAATACTCCTAAACGAGTTTACACAAAAGCTGAACTGCTTGAAATTTCTTGTGTGAGTATTCCTTCCTGTCCTGATGCTTTGATTGAGGCATATAACAGTGGGCAAATTAAGACAAAAGAATTGGGGCAAGTCATAAATGATATGGAAGTACGAGCTATCGGAGGCTCAAAGACCCTTCCCCTTGACCCAGATTCTTCCTGGGATGCTGCCGGGGCTGAGGCCCGGATGCGTAATGCAGCGGGAGGGCCAGATAAAGATAAGATAAACTGGGCGACATACAGAAAAGGGTTTGCTTGGTATGATAAAAGCGATGCTGAAAATTATGGAGCGTATAAGTTGCCTTTTGCAGATATTAAGGATGGTAAATTGACAGCGATATGGCGTGGCATAGCAGCTGCGATGGCTGCCCTCCTGGGAGCAAGGGGAGGCGTTGATATTCCAGATTCAGAACGAAAAGCTGTCTACGATTTTTTGGTGTCATATTATCGCAGGTTCGAGAAAGAACCTCCTGATTTCAAAGAATATACTGAAGAAGAGTTAAAAGAACTTATGAAAGAGGATAAGGATAAAGATGTGAAAGAAACTCCGGAAGATAATGCAGTGATCTATTTTGGCGAGAAATATGCTGAGCTAAAGGCAGAATTGGCTGAGCTAAAGGAAGGGCGTGTATTATCCTCAAAAAATAGAAAACTGGTAAATAACTGCATAACACAGATGCAAGAGGTAATCACAGAATTACAAAAACTGATGGATGCCTCTGAGCCAGATGAAGGAGAGAAAATGACAGATGAACCTAAAGATATAGACCTTAATGGTCTTGATTTTGAGGCGTGGAAAAAATCTAAGGAATTTAATCCAAGCGAGCAAGAGATCAAAACAGCGATCCAATTAGCCTTTGAGGAGGCAGCAAAAGGATTGAAACCTGATCTCAAGAGCTTGGTAGATGAGCGCATAAAAAGAGCGCAGGGTAAAATAGCATAAGGCTGGAGATAATATAGACTATCAGGCATAAGCTGGAGATAGACAAAGTTATCAGGCAGAAATCGTAAACTTAAACGTGAGGTGTAAAAATGACTAATGAAGAATTACAAGCCATGATAAAAGAAATGGCTGTTGAACAGGTAAAGACTTTGGGAGGTACTCTCACTGAGGAACTCTCAAAAGAAATAGATGAGAAGATCAAGGAATCTCTGAAGGAAAATAAAGATGAGAAGAAACTTCCTGATGATGATACCGATGATCCAAAAGCTGGCTTCATGAACTTTGCTGATTTTGCGCAGGCAGTCGCAAAGACAGAAGTCAATCCAAGACAGATTGATAAAAGACTTGCGGCTTGGAATGAGAAAGCCGCAGGCGATGGGCTTACTGAGGGCACTGATGCGGAAGGTGGTTTCCTTGTGCCAACTGAATTTAGGGCAGAATTGCTCAAGTTGGCTACAGAGAAATCTAACCTGATGAATCGGTGTACTCCTGTTCCCATGAACACGAATAGTATTGCCATTCCATACATAAAGGATACGGATCGAAGTGGTGGTTATATCTATGGTTCGATCCAGATGTACTGGAAGGGTGAAGAGGCTGCACGGACATCGAGTAAATTAACGACAGGACTGATTAACCTGACCCTGCATAACCTGACGGGTTTGGCTTATACTTCTAATGAAATATTAGAAGATTCGCCTATCAGTCTTGAACCTTTGCTAACAGTAGCTTTCTCGGATGCAATGGCCTGGACTATGGATAATGCTCTTCTGAATGCTACAGGCGCAGGACAGCCTTTAGGCATAATAAATGCGCCCTGTCTTGTGGAGGTGTCAGCAGAATCAGGTCAATCGGCAGATACAATTGTCTATGAGAATATTGTGAATATGGAGTCCAGGTTGCTTCCACAAAGTGAAGGGAAGGCTATCTATCTTGCAAATAAGGATACCTTTCCTCAGTTAGCCTCGATGAGTATCGCAGTCGGCACAGGAGGCGTACCTGTATATCTACCCGCTGGCGGAGCATCAGGAAAGCCCTATAATACTCTGATGGGCAGACCCTTAATTTTCACAGAGCATTGCCAGACAGTCGGCGATAAAGGCGATATTTACTTGGCTGATTTTTCTCAAATGCTACTTGGGCAGAAACGAGGGCGTGGAATTGTAGCAGATACAAGTATTCACTTGAAGTTCGATTACAACCAGACTGCCTTTAGGTTCTCATTCAGGGTAGATGCGCAACCCTGGTTACCTTCTGCGGTTACTCCACGCTACAGTTCAAATACTCTGAGTCCATTTGTGGCATTAGCTGAAAGAGCCTAAAACTGAGGGGGTTTAAAGCCCCCTCTTAACTAAAAACTGGAGGTTTAAAATGATTTTCACACAAAGGAATAAGATAGTGAACGGGCTTCCCCCACAGGCAGATGCCTTCGCTACTTCGGGGGAATCTGATATTGTTTCACTGAAAAATTACAACCATGTAACTTTTCTCATAATGACGGGTGCATCGACTACTGCCAATGGTGTTGTAACTGTATTAGCAGGGTCAAGTGTATCTTCCGCTGCAACTGCGATAGCATTCAAGTATCGGGCATGTACTTCCGGCGATACACTGGGAGACTTGACAGATGCTACTAGTTCAGGTTTTGCAATGACAGCTTCAAAAGCCAGTAGTTTCTATGCTATTGAGGTTGAT